TACATCTGGAGTATCATCATCTTCATCAACAGGTGCATACGCTAAAACGATTTCCAAATGGTCTACGTTTCTTTGTACCATATCGTTGATTTCTGATTGCTCCATACCTTCAACATCCCAAGTTCCAGCGTTTACTCCGTTAATTAAGTTTACGCTATCCATTGCTGCTGTTAAGACTTCGCTTACTGTTTGTGCCATATTATTCTCCTTTTAAAGTTTGTATTTCTGCTTTTAATTCATCTACTTGTGATGAAAGTTCTTGTATTGCTTTAGTTAAGATAGGAACAAATTTTTCATATTTTATACCATATAGAGTTTCATCATTTGTTAAGCTCACAGCTAAATTAGTTTTATCAGCTAAGTTATAACCTGCTGCCTGTTCTAAAGTTTCTACTTCTTGTGCTTTAAAACCTATATCTAACCAATCTTCTTTATGAGTTCCATCATGTGTGATAGTGTTTAAGTCTGTATCTGGATTTTCATCCCAATCAACATACTTTGACCTTTTATCCCATTTATAAGTGTAAGGTTTTAATTGTTTTACAAAATCTAGACCAATATCTAAATCATTAAAATCTGTTTTATCTCTTGCATCAGAAGCTACAGTTAAAGCTACTTGGCAATGAAAGTTTGTTATATCACTATCACCCAAAGCTATTCTATTGCTATGTGTAGTGATAGCTCCACCAGGCTGACCTGAATTACCTGCTCTATAACCAATACCTATATTATTAGTTCCTGTTGTAACATTTTTAATACAATTGGTACCTAAAGAAACATTAAATGACCCAGTAGTACAGTCCTCTAAAGCATCAACACCTATAGCAGTATTATAGCCACTTCCTGTTGTTACATTTGTTCCTGCACGAGTTCCTACTAAAGTATTATTACTAGCTGTGGTAATAGCATCACCTGCATTTACTCCAATAGAGACATTAGAATCGCCTGTAGTACAAACAGCTAAAGAATTTTGTCCCATAGCACAGTTATAATTACCAGTAGTAATATCATTAGCAGCATTTTGACCTATTGCTGTATTTTCTGTGCCTGTAGTACAAGTAGCTAAAGCATTTTGACCAACACCTGTATTTCTTATACCTGTTGTATTAGATGTTAAACAACTTTCACCTACAGCAACACTACTATGTGCTGTGGTGTTAGCATCAAGTGCGTTTCTTCCTACTGCTACGTTGTCATAACCTGTAGTGTTTGATACAAGAGCATGATAGCCAACCCCAGTATTATTATCTGCGGTAGTATTACCATCTAATGCTCCCCTACCTATTGCAGTATTTCTATCACCTGTTGTGTTATTTGTTAATGATGCTGAACCTAATGCGGTATTATCTGTACCAGTTGTTGTACCTCTAGATGATGCGTAACCAACTGCTGTGTTGTTATTATTTATAGTATTATCTCTTAAAGCGTCTTTACCAATGGCTACAAGAAAACTACCTGTAGTATTTGACACTAAAGCAGAAGTACCAACTGCAACATTATCTTCACCTGTAGTGTTTGCTCTTAAAGATTGATAACCTACTGCTGTGTTGCTACTGGCTGTACTAGCATTAAGTAAAGCAGCCATACCAATTGCAATATTATAATTACCAGTTGTATTGTTAGCGAGAGTTGATAGGTTTGTAGAATCATTACCACCAATAGCAATATTATATTGACCAGTTGTATTACTGCTTAATACATTGTAGCCAAGTGCAGTATTATTGTTACCTGTAGTATTTGCTCCCAAAGAACCATAACCTACTGCTGTAAGATTAGCACCAGTTGTATTAGCGTCTAAGGAACCACTCCCAAAAGCAGAATTATAACTACCAGTTGTATTTACACCTAATGCACCTGCACCAAATGCAGCAAGTTCTGTACCTGTAGTATTATCAGATGCAGCATTAAAACCAACAGCAGTATTATAGTTTGCTGTTGTTGCAGAATATAGTGCGTTTTTACCAACTGCTGTATTGTAATCGCCTGTTGTGTTTGTTAATAAAGTATTAACACCTAAAGCTGTATTATCAAAACCTGTAGTGTTTGCTCCTAAAGCTGAATTACCAACTGCTGTGTTGTTTGACGCTGTGGTATTGGCATCTAAGGCTTGATGTCCGACTGCTGTATTTGATGAACCTGTTGTATTAACATTAAGAGCAGCAGCACCAACTGCTGTATTGTCTGAAGCTGTGGTATTTGAAGATAAAGCTAAATATCCTACTGCAACATTACTGTTACCTGTAGTAATAGCATCACCACAAAGTCCACCAACAAGTGTATTTCCAGTACTTGTGGTAATAGCATTACCTGCGTTATAACCAACTGCTGTGTTATACATATCTGTATTAGATGCTGGATTTTGTTTTTGTAAGGTAGCAAAACCTAAAGCTGTACTTCTATCTCCAGTAACATTATCACTTAATGCTGCCCAACCAACAGCAGTATTTCTATCGCCTGTTGTGTTAGCATCAAGTGTATATGCACCAAATGCTGTGTTATTACTTGCTGTGGTATTTGCTGCTAAAGATTCAACCCCAACTGCTGTGTTTTTAGCACCTGTAGTGTTATCAAATAAAGCTCTAAAACCTACTGCTGTATTATTATCTGCGGTAGTATTGTCTTGTAAAGAACCATGACCTATAGCAACATTATTACTACCAGTTGTATTGTAATATAAAGAATCTGCTCCATTAGCAACATTTAAAGTACCTGTAGTATTTGTAAACATACTGCCATGACCAGTTGCAGTATTTTCAGCACCTGTGTTATTTGCACTTAAACTTCCTTTTCCGATTGCTGTATTAGAATTGGCTGTTGTATTAGCATCTAATGCTTCAGTACCAACTGCCACGTTTGAAGCACCTGTAGTGTTTGCTATTAAGGCTGAAAAACCAACTGCTGTATTATTACTAGCTGTGGTATTTGCTGCTAATGAGTTTGTACCAACAGATACGTTTGAAGCACCAGTAGTATTAGCGTTTAAGGCTGAAGTACCGATACCTGTATTATTAGCACCTTCAGTATTAGAAGCCAAAGCTACACCACCAACTGCTGTATTTTGAGCAGCACTTGTATTTGCTGTTAAAGCTCCTGAACCTATTGCGGTGTTATAAGTTCCACTTGTAAGACTATCCAAAGCTGTATTACCTAAAGCTACGTTGTTTGTACTAGTTGGATAATTACCATCAAGTTTAATTGTTCCACCATCTACTGAGAGGTTACCATTTACAGTTAAACCTGTAAGAGTGCCAACGCTTGTTATATTGGTTTGAGCTGCTGTACCAAGTGTGCCTATAATATTTTGTGCAAATGTTACTTGTCCGCCATCTGCTATAGTCATAGCATCATCACCATCTGTGTATTCAATTAGGGGAGTTTGAATTGAAGATGATGTTTCAATAATACCACTAGTTTCTAAGTTTAATGAAGCAAGGGCATCTACTACAGCAGCTCCTGAACCTGCTCCATCGGAATAAACTATTTTAGTTTTACCACTAGGTATAGTTACATTAGCACCACTACCTTGAGATATGTTAATTGATTGTGAACCAGAAGTAGCATTTTCTATAATCCATACTTTAGATACTGTATTTGGTGCAATCGTAAGAGTTCTAGTAGCTGTTAAACTAGCTCCAGAAGTAACTTTTAAATATAAACTTCTTGCAGGGTCTGTAGAACCATCAGCTATAGTTGTTGTAGCATCTGCATCTGAACCAAAAGATGCTTCTGTGCCATAACTAAAAGCTTCTGCAATTAGTTCTAAATTAGTATTTGTAGAAGCACCCCAAGTTCCTGCTTCGTCACCTGTTGCGATTTCTTTTAGTCTTAAATCATTTACATAAGTTGCCATATATATTTCCTACGTTAAGCCACCTCTTCCCAATCAGGAGTTTGAGATGTATCTATATTACTATAATTTGGTGTTTGTGTTGTTGTAATTCCTTGATAATTTGCTGTTTGTGATGTATCTACAAGACCCCAAATATTGACTCCTTGTATACCACCTGTTCCTATAACTCCTTCAGGTTCTATTACAGCTTTACCTATATTTACAACATTTCCAACTGTTGATGTTGCTGAATTTCCTGTAACAGCAAATACATTATCTGTTCTTGTTGTTGCTGTGCCTAATGAAGATGTTGCTGATACTCCTGTTGGCAGTATATTAGCATCTGCTTTAACAATCTCATCTCCAACTTCTAAAGTTGTTGCTACTGCTGATACACCTGTTACTGCTGCACCTGCTGTAATTGCATTACCTAATGCTGAAGTACCTGCATTACCTGTAACAGAAGTATTTGAATCTGCTGCTACAGTTTCATCTCCTAATGTACCTGTTCCAGCAATACCTGTAGGTAAAATAACAGCAGTACCTGTAATTGTTTCATCACCTAAAGTACCTGTTCCTGCTATTCCTGTTGTAACAATATTAGCTTCAGCTACTATTGTTTCATTACCTAATGTTCCTGTTCCAGAAACTCCTGTTGATACTATTACTGCTGTAGCAACAATAGTTTCATTACCTAAATTAGATGTAGCACTTAATCCAGTAACACTTGTATTAGAATCTGCTACTACTATTTCATTACCAAGCGTTCCTGTTCCTTCAACACCTGTAGGTAAAACAAGTGCTTGTGTAGAAATTGTTACACTATTAACAGAACCTGTAGCAGATACTCCTGTTAATTCAACAGGTATGGATGTACCCCAGGGACCTTCATCCCAGGCACCTCTACCCCAACCTGTAATGTCAGCCATTTTTAGGCTATTCTAATAATTGCGTTTGATGCGTCTGCTGCTGGAAATTGAATAGTAAAATCACCATTGGTTGATGTTTTATCACCACCAAAATCTAATACACATACTGATGGGTCACTTGTTGCAGCTTCATTATAAATTAATGCACCTCTTGCAGTAATTGTAGCTGTACTGAAAGTTAAATCATTAAAATCAGTTAATGCAGTTGTACCAGATGTTGTAGGTGTAACACTTGTTAAAAATGCTCCTTTTGCAGTATATCCTGTACCACTTGCTTCGTTGCTTGAAGTATATGCAGTAGTAGACGCACCTAAAGAAGCACTACTTGTATAAAGTGCTAATTTAAATTGGTCACTTGCTGCTGTAAAATCGTGAGTAGCAGTCATTAACTCTTTTTTGAATGAAGTACACATTGCTTGTGTTATTGCCATTATAGTCTCCTAATAATATTAGCCATTTCTTTATGACCTTGTTTTTCTAATAATCCTGCTACAGTAGCTCTATCACTAGCAATAGCTTGTTTTAAATATAATAAAATAACTTGCTGTATAGTGTCTTTAAATGCTTCTGCTTGGGCTTTTACCATAGGGTCAGCGTTATCACTAATACTTACAATTTTATTTACTATTCTTTCAGTCCAATACTCAGGACTTAAACCTTTGTTATTTGTTGTTTCAACACTAACTGTTCCAACTGTTGGTTTTACATCTACGCTAAACATTATGTTACCTGTTGCCTAACTGGACCAGTTCTATAATTATCTTTAGTATTTTTACCTTCACCAAGATTTTTAAGTCTTGATATAGCTTCACTAAATCTATTTTGATAGTTTGTTAATACATCTGGTTCACCTTTCATAAATGTATATGCTTCTACTAAAGAACCATATAGCATACAATCTGGTGCATTTGTACCTAACCAACTTGTGCCATCTCCTGATGTTGTTATAGAAGTTGGTTTATATTCATAATGTAACTCTACTGTTAAATTACCATTAGGTGTAGGAGCTACAATAAAACTATCTTCATCAAATCTTGCATAATACTTAGGAATACCTGTTGAAGTTCTATCAGGATAAGCTTCTTTAATAAAAGCTACATCTTTATATAACAAATATTCATAACCACTATTATCTACTGCCAATGAATGTGATGCTAAAAAATCGGTTGGGCATGATAAATACTCATTACCATTAGTTAAAGTACCTGTAACATTTTTTCTAAAAAAAGGTAACGATACTAATTTTTGTATTCTATCTTCTGTATTAACAATAAATTCATCAAGATTATCTACAAAAGTAGATTCAGTATTATTGGAATAATCCTGTATTGCTGTTTTTAATGTTGTAAATGTCCAAGCCATTATTCTGTACTCACTTTAACTGTTCCTACTTCTACTCTGGATAATATTCCTGTACCTGATACAGGGTCAAATCCAAAATATTGAGTTGATGATGTTCTACCTCTATCTGGTCTAGGATTAAATAATGATTGATTATCTGCTGTATCTAACTCACCTAATCTATATTGTGGGTGGTCAACATCAAAACAACTAGAACATACCCTTAATCCATTACGAATACCATCTTCTATTTCGTATTGTAAATCGTTTAGCTTATAAGTAAAACCACATCTATCGCAGTCTCCTAAAGCTTTCTTGCCTGCTGCGTAACTCATCTATAAGCATTTGTATCAGGAACAAATTTAACTGGTGCTCGTTCTCTATCAGCATCACTTACATCATTCCATAGTTCATCATATCTTTGTTTAATCATAGGTACTCTATTTTGTGCTTCTGGTATTTTACAAGCTAAATTATAAGCTAGTGCATATGTTAAACATGGTAGATATCTACTAGGAACATCTGCATTATTACTTGCAACATTACCTGCATCTTCAATTCTTTTAATATAATCATATACTAAAGTATATGTTTCAGCAGAGTCAGGTGTTGCCCATAAAACAATATTGTTAGAGCTAGTACCTTTATCTATGTAAAACTGTGTAGGTTTTGATTGTAATAGTTTTACTGCTTGATGATTATATTGCGTTCTAGAAATTCTATTTAATCTTTGGTCAAACTGATTATCTGTATCACCTGCATCAGTTCTAATAAAAGCATCTACAACTTCTAATGCACTTGACTCTAATGCGTATGTATTAGTGCCAGCAGTTAAAGCTTGTGTTGCTTGTTCTATCTTCCAAAGATTTAAACCTTTGTTCTGCCATTCTAAAAATATTAAATTAAGAGCTCTTTTAGCTCCTTTGTAATCATAACCTGAACGAAGCTCACTACCGCATAAATCATAGGCTTCTTCCATGATATCGGCTAAATCTAATGTAAATGCTGTAGTACCACTTGTTGCCATTATTAATTCCTAATTAACACTTCCACCTTCTACGAGCCTGTCTTATTCTTGAATTAGGGTCGTTTCTAGTTTTAGCTGAACTTCTTTTAAGTTGTCCTAAAGACCTTGCACAATAAGACTTTCTGCGTTTTGCAGCCTTACTGCCTTTTTTTACTTTACCTGTTACTGCTGTTTTTAACTTAGAGCCAGGGTTTAATCTTCTATAAGCTTTAACCCCAGCTTTAGTCATACCAGCTCCAGACTTTGTAGGTCTAAAGTTTTTTTTATTTCTAGCGGGCATTTTAGCCCTTTTACGCATAGACATATTTAAGACTTACGAGAATCTCTTATTTCTTTTTTCTTTTTTTCAACGTATTGTTTTAATTCTCTTTTAGCTTTAAAAACAGGAATATTTTTACCAGTACCAAAAGCTGCAGAACCAGCTCTAGTACCTTTACTAATACCTGTAGATTTATTTCTATCTTCTACAGCAACAACAACATTATGTTGTAATTGTTTAAAAGTTGGGTCATCTTTTAAAAAAGAAGTGCTTTTTCCGCTTTCAAAATTTTTTCGAGCTTTCATTATACTTTACCGCCTTTAGCATAACCTTTAGTGGTTTTACCGCCTTTAGTATAACCTTTAGTAGTTTTACCGCCTACAGCCATACCTTTTGCTCTATGTCTTTGTGTTGATGGAGCACTAGTGCTACCACCACCAAACATTCTTTTAACATAGTCTTTGTATTGCTCTACAGTTCGTTCTTTTCCTACTTCAGTCATTTTACCGCCTGACATTCTATATTTAGATTTTTTCATAATTCACCTATTTTTTAGATTTTTTTGCTACAGTTTTTTTCTTAGCTGGAGCTTTCTTTTTAACTGGTTTTTTACCGCCAACATAAGCTTCATTTACGTCAGGTGTAGATGGGTCATCTCCTACAAGTTGACCTTTAGCATTTCTTGCTCTCTCACCATTCATCTCTGCACACTTACGTTCTGCATCTTCTAAGTCTGGGTCTGGACCAAATACAGGTCTGTATATACCATCTGCATCAAGATGTAAAACTTTATATTGTGCTGGAAATTCACCAGTTTCTGATATTACATATTTTTTTGCCATAATTAATTCCTATTAATCAGAGTACACTTTAACCATTTCTAAAGTAATGGAATAAGTATCTCCTGAAGAGTGACCTTTAGTAGTAAATAAGATGTCTCCTGTTTTACCACTACCTGCGTTATTTGGTAAACCACCAAAGTCTTTAAAATCCATATGTCCATTACTACTTTCAGCAAGTTCCATTAGTAGAACATTACTTGTAGCATCTAAGAACATTTGAACAGACATACCTACGATAGCGTGACTAACTCGCATAACTCTAACTTCTGAACAAGCTTTACCTGCTGAATTAGAAGCCAAAGCAGATACATCTACTTTGGCTACTGCGGATTCTCCTGTGCCATCGCTGACATTTGTAAACTTCATAACACAATTTCTTTCACCATCAATTATGGTTTGTGTTGTTACTGCATCAGCCATAGTTATCTCCTAAAATTATGCGTCAGCAAATGGAGTTACTAAAGTGCCTGAACCTAATGTGATTCCTTCTACTGCATATTTAGCACTACCTATTGCAGTTACTGTAATAATACTTCCTGCTAATCCACCTTTAGTTGAACCATTTAATGTAATAACATCATTAGAAGCACCTGAAATAAAAGTTTTACCTGTTGCATCACTAACACCAGTATATAAACCACCTACGAATTTATCTGTACCATCTGTAAGAATATCCATATCAGTAGCTGCTGTTTCTACTACAAAAGTAAAAGTAGCTCCTAAATTGTTTGTTTGATTTGGGTCCTCATCATTACCTGGAGCTGTAGCAACGATAGAAGGTAAAGTAAACTTACCATCTGCATCATTACAAGTAAGAATTTTACCTGCGTGTGCATCTACTGTAAGTGTTGTGTCTGCAGTTAAACTAACTACGTTAGCGTTACCTGCTGAAATAAATCCTGCTAATGACTTAACTGGACCTGAAAATGTTGATTTTGCCATAATTTCCTCCCAAGGAAATAAGTTCTACTGTCTTGGCTTGTCTGCTAGGTCAGTCTGTAGAACAATTAAAAAACCCTAGATTTAATAATATACCATAAAAAAAAGGGGAGCGTATGCTCCCCTTAAAGTTCTTACGAACTACCTGGTGAACCGAAGATACCTAGTGGGTCAGATACACCGAAAGAATATCTTTCTCTCGCTTTATATCTAACATTACCAGTATCAAAGTCTCCATCCATAGTAGTAGTCATAGGTGCTCTAACAAAATGCTTCATTCCATCTGGAACATCAGTAGTGATAAAGAAAGCATTAGTATCAGTTAAATAATGATTAACTGAATAACCTTCTGGAATCACTCCATTAGTTTTTACTGCATTTATGTCATTGTCAGCAGTTCCTACTCTGTAGTCACTTTGTAACAATCTAGTTGCTACAAACTGCAAGTCAGAAGGAATAATAAGCTTCCTAGCTTTTGCTGCAATTTTAAGACCTCTTTCATCAGTCCATTTGCCGATTTGAATGATTGCATCTTCTAAAGATGTTTCATTTAAGTCAGCTCCTGTTGATGGTCTATTACTATTGGTGCCGCCACTTACAAGTGGGTGAGCTGTGCTAAATAAAGCAACACCATCACCTGAAGAGAAAGTAGTTGAAAATCCATTATTTAATGGATACGCTGCTTTCACTTGTTTTGTGTAAGACATAGCTCTAGCTAATGCTTTAGTATATCTAGCTGATACTGATACATAGAGGTTATCCTCCATAGCTTCTTCAGTAATGCTGAATCCTAAACCAATAGTTTCATGCGTATATCTAGCGACAAAAGATTCTTGTGCAGTATCATAAGTGATAGCTGAACCTTCATCTTTTACTGGAGCAGCTCCAAAACCAGATAACTTCAATTCTTCTTCGAAACTTCTTTCAGAATTTTCAGTTACATAGATTTCTTCATGCTCGTTCTCGTAACGATTATATTCTTCACCGAATAATGCGTTAAGACCAGGTAAGAGTTGTTTTAACTCGTTAGCTCTTGAAATAGCTGCCATAATTTACTCCTTAACCTATACCTGTTGTATTTAACAACTGGTGTCCAACATTAAACATAACTAGTACATCAGTATACGAATCACCAATAGCACTATCTGGTCCATCAACAAAGTCAACGACTTTTAATGGTAGTGTATTGGTAGTATTTGCTGTACTCCCATCGACTGCGTTTTTACTTGTACCAATTGCTGTACTTCCTGCAGTTTGCACAACAGCACAGTTCTTGCCAAGGTCGTCTTGTCCAAGAGATTCGTCTGATTGCATTTGCATTAGTATGAAAGGGTCAGTAGCAACATACGCAACAATATCATCCGCAGCAGTTGATGCTGGGTAATATTGATTTGGTGTGAATTGACCTGTATTTGGGTCTGTGTAAGCACAACCAAGGAAAACACCAATAGGTGTTAAAGTTGCAGTACCAGTATCTTTTTGGATAGTGGTATTAGGGTTATCGTCACCCCACTTTACAAAATCACCATAGAATATAGATGTACCATACGCATTTTTAATTTTGTAATGTGTAACTTTACCTTGATAAGGGCTTCCAACAACTGTTCCAACAGGTCTTGCTCCGTGAGGAGTTGCACTTGATGACATAATTGTCTCCTTATATTAATAATTTATTAAATAAGAAACTATGAATCTTTACCAAATGTTGTTCGTGATTTTCTTTCAAAAACTTGTTTGGTAGCCATTCTAGAATCTTGGTCTTTAAAATAAGTGTTATCTACAGATTCCATTTGAGACTGTGCTAAATTAGCAAAGTATTCATCTCTAGCCTTCGCTTTTTCTTCTGGCATCTTACATAACAGTTGCCCACCAATTTCAACATTACCTTTCAACGACCATTCCGAATTGTGGTCCATCATATGAATTTGTAGTTCAGGGTGGTCCTCTAATTTACAGGGTTGCCATCCTTCTCTAAATTTTCTTGATACATTAGGGTTATCAGCTTGACCTAAAAGGCTAGTTCTAATATACCTAAATACCCAGCCTTCTTGAGGTGTTGGATTTGGTAAGTTTGATGGGTTCTCCCAGCTTTGTACTCGCTGGCTAGCCTCTCGGCTTTCTATTTCCCTTGGGGTACGCTCTTGTGCTTGCTCTTCGCTAGCATTGTTAAGTTCTTTATTATCTATCTCAGACATATTAAGACTCCTTCAATAGTTGGTTTGCATACTGCTCTGGAGTTATATTAAGACGCTTTGCGAGGGCGACTTGACTCTGAGTCAGATGTATTTTGCGAGGTGGTTTACCGCTATTCCTCGTTGCGGGTGCAACAGGGTTTATTACCTGTCGTTTAGGTGTTTCTTCGACTACTTCTGTTTCATTAGAAGCTACATCTTGTGTAACACCAAAAAATTGTGGATATTCATTACGCATATATTTATCTACTTCTGCGTAATATTTTGCAGAGTCTTGTTCAGGTAATATACCTTGATTACGAAGTCTCCTATCTATCGTTAGTGCATAAGAGGTCATTTCTTGGTGTTCTGGTAGTTGACTCATAAACCAAGGATTTTGTCTTGACCAATTATCCATATCTGGGTCAGAAGGTTTTTCTACTGTTTGTTCTTCTGCTGGAGGAACATATTGTGATGCTATTTGTTCTTGCATCTGTTGTGCATAAGTACCAGCTTGTTGTTCAGCTAATGTTGCTTGTGCAAGTTCAGCTTGTGCTGCTGCCATATCTTCTGCATTACCTTCTTCGTATGCACTCTTAAACTTTTGTTGTGCGTTGTATTTTGCCCATTGAGCATTATTTAGTGCTTGTTGATTTAAAACATCGCCACCTTGATTTACAAAACTTTGCAGTTTTTGATTTTCAGACATTAAGTTTTTTAATACCTTTGTAGCTTCCTGAGACTCTCTTAAAGCTTGTTCTTTTGCTCTACGCTCCTCATGGTATTCATACTTAATTTTATTAATTCTATCAGCAGCTCTTTTACTATAGTCTGCTATCTCTTTATCGACTGTTTCATCATCTACAGGAGCTTCATCAGTTTCTACTTTTGGTGCTCTTATATCTTCAGGTGGTCTTTCATCAACAACTTCAATTTCAATATCATTGTTAGGTTGTGTATTTATTTCACTTGCTACACCAAAAAATTTATCTTCTGATGTTTGTTCTGATACAGGTTCTGCGTTTGTATCTATTACTTGGTCTATACTTTCACTCATGCTCTAACTACTCCTGTTGGGTCATCGACTACTGCTTCTACAGTATCATCGTTAATTAAACGAAACTCTTTACCATACATTTTCATACGAGTGCCTGAATAAGCTCTAAATATTACCCAATCGCCTTCTTTACACCAAGGTCCTGTCGGAAATCTTTTTGTATCACCATAAGCTTCAGTACCTAGTTTTAAAACAAACCCACAAATATTTGAGGTCTCTTCATCTACTATCGTTTTGCTAGCTTTTATGATACCGCCATCAGTTTTTTCTTTCGCTGCTGGCATGGCTACAAGTATTTTCCAACCTTTTGGTTGAGGTAATTGACTTTTTACTTTGTCACTAACCTCTGGTTTTTCAACACTATCTGGTTTTGGGATATTTATTTCTTTTTTATCAGTCATATATTTGCACGACTTTAAGGTGTCGAGTTCCTATTCTTTAAGGTGTTGTTCTTTCCAATCAAGAACTTCACGCTCTGCAAGGGCTAAACCCTCGATTATTCCTGTCATTTTTTTATACTCAGCAAAGTCTTTACAACTTCCTGTAGAGATATGGTCTGAACATTCATTCATAATTGTTCGTAACTTCTTAGTTAAGAACGTAGAAAGTGATTGCTCATTGATATCATTACTCATTCAGATTGATATCTTTTACTATATCCTTGGCAATGTCAAGCCCTAATTTGTAATCTTGTGTAGATTGTTTTTCTTTATCTGCTTCTTTAGATAGCAAATCGCTAGCAATACGCTGTCCTATATTTAGACCAGTTGCTTCTTGTTGAGCTTGTATTCTAGCTTCTTCTAATTCTTTATTTGTTTTTAACTTAACAGCATCTATTAAAATCTTAGACTCATCAATTTTTTGTTTATTTGCAACTTGAGCTTCTTTAATAGCTAACTCTCTTTCTTTAGCTTGTATTAATGGGTCTTGTGCTTGTTCTTGTATTCTAGCTTGTTCTGCTTGTGCAGCATTTGTAGTAGCCACACGTTTAGCTGCTTCAGCTACTAATTCAGATATACGTTTTTCAACATCTGCTGGTAGAGGTTCTCCTACTGGAGGTAATTCTACACCCATCTCTCTTTCAACTTGGTCTCTAAATTGTAACGATAGATGTTGCATAATATAGTCTGAACCAGCACTTTGAATAACTTGAGCATTTGGACTTTGTTGTACTTTTGCTTGTATATTTGGGTCTTGCTGTGCAGACATAAGTGTTTGTATATGAGCTTCATGGTCTTGGAAGTCATAAGCTTGCACAGGTTTACCAGTAATAATATTTTGTACTGCTGTAACTGGGTCAACTGGAGGTACATCTTCTTGTGGAGGTACAATAGTATCTACATCTTTAATGCCTAATACTTCAAGCATTTGTCTGTGTAATTGACCTAAATCATATAACTGTGGTGCTTGTTGTGCTAACTGCATTGCAGCTTGATATTGCATAATTCTTTGAGCCATTGTAGCTGCATTTGGGTCAGATACTGGTAAAACATCTACTCTTGCATCAAAGTCTTGTACTTTAATTTGCTGTCCTTCTGCTACTTCATAAGGATAAGTAGGTTCTGTAAAATCTTTAATTACATTAACAAGTATCTCAAACTCTCTTTTCATTGAAGCATGAAGCCTAGCTTGTACTGCTGACATAACTTTCATGTTTCTTTCTAGTAATGCTAGAGTAGTTCCAACTGGTGCCTGACTATTCATGTCAGAAGTTTTCATTTCTGCTATGCTAGCAAACTTCTTACCTTCTTCTACTATATTTTGTAGTAAGGAGAATAATGTAGGTGAAGGTTCTTTATAGGGTAAAAAAGTGATATTGTCTCTGATAGCACCACCTGGAACGTCTACATCTCTAAATTCACCAGGCATAATAGGACTATCATCGCCTTTGATTCTTAATCCTCTAGCTTTTAAACCACCTGGTAAATTACTTAAAGTACCTGCATCAACAAGTTGTCTTAGAATAGATGTAGCTGATTTAGCTAATCCACCAATCATATGTATCAAACCAAACCCATAAAAACCTAGTCCTGGTAAATACTGATAGTGAACAAAATGCATCCTTCTTAATTTAGCAGGGTCATCTTCGTAATAGTTTCTTCTAATACTAAGAATAATGCCTGAAGGACTATCTATTGTTACAACGTAAGGTAATGCAATACCTGTTTCTTGACCATTAGCATCTTTATCTTCAAACCCTTTAAGGTCTAAATCTACCTGCATTTCAAGTATAGTATGACGTGTATCATAGCTATAACTCTCTGATTCACCAGTCATTTCATTATATTTCTTAGTAATGTCTGATGATGTAGGAGTTGCATCTGGTAATTCTATATCTCTGTAGAATCCACTAACCTGCATCTTTCTGATGTCATTAGTAGACTTCTTCATTACATGAGTAGCTCTTTCACAAGTTTCTAAATCACTTGCACCATAATTAACCACAACATCTTCTGCTGGTACAAATATACCGCTTGGTCTATTTAGTGTTGGGTCAAAGTAAATCTTTCTAAATGCTGAACCTGCTAATGGTAATGAAAACAACATCTTTTCTGTTTCAGTACGATATTCAGTCATTTCGTAAGTCAATAAGTAGTTTAAGTAATCTTGAACTCTTTGACTTTGTTTTTCTTTAGCTGAATCTATTGGTCCTACTATCTTTGTTCTTACTGGACCTGCTGCTGGAAATATCTCTGATATTGCCTGAGATTGAAATTTAATTACTGCTTCACTAAGCATTGGGTGGAATACACCACAAGCTCCTGCCCAAGGAGTAGTTCTATCTTCAATCTTTAATCCTAACTGGTCTAAACCTTTTGTATAAGTCTCTTCCCAGTCAGCTCTTGAATCTCTATCTGCATTGAAAGCATTGATAAGCTCATTACCTATCGAAGTTAATTCATCTTCATCTATAAAATCTACAAGATTAGAATCAAATGTATCTGCTTGCATATTGCTTGCAGTTGGGTCAAAGTCAACAATCATGCCACCATCTTCGGTTTCTGTTGTTACTGCCTCTACTTCAACGTCTAAGCCTTCCTCTGGCTCCATCTCTACTAAGCCATCTATTGGCGTAGCAGGTACAAATTGTTTATCTATAGCCAATATATTCTCCTAGTAATAATCTGCTTTGCGATT